TAAAGTAATATGCGACCATGATCCAATAATAAATTAAAACTAAATGCTTCGCCAAGAATCTATCAATCCAATATTCATCGCCACCTCTTCGTTCCATTTCTTCAAGGTGCTCTGTTTCATTGAGAGCCTGATAAAAATGTTCTTTCATCAGGTATATATGATCTTCTCCACGAAGTCCTAATGATTCACGAAAATGTAAAACACTTATAAAAGAAAAATAAGGTGCTCTCGCAATAACTTCCAACACCCAAAATCTTTGAAAATGTCTATTTCTATAGAGAAAATCAAGAATGTAGATAGTAGTGTCTAGCACCCAAGTATTAAATTTTTTCATACGTAAGCTACTTTTGGCAATAAGTAAAGTGCTGCTGCTATTGATCCAAGTATTATAAGAGATGATCTAATTGGAAGATCTTTCATCTAATCCTCCTTGAGTATTTCATACAGAGAAAAAGGATGTTCCTGTAGAAACGGAACATCCTCTCTCGCGTGAGCTGCTGCTTCAAATGCATCGTCTGCATATTCACAGATATGGTGCTCGATATCTTGTTGATCGTGCCAAGCTAATGTGTAATGGGACATGATTCTTTTCAACTCCAGTACAATAATATTTATTATAACTGAATAGGTATATATACGCAGTAATGTGTGGGATCCCACACTATGTTATAGAACCTGAATAACTCCGTTACAGTCAGGAAAATCTTGGAATAGTTTCTTTTCGATACCTTGTTTCAATGTCATAGCACTCATAGCACAACTTGTGCAAGCACCACCAAGTCTTACCTTTACAAAGTTAGTTCCCTCTTCTATCTCTACAAATTGCAAGAATCCCCCGTCAGCCTCTATGTAAGGGGCGATCTCTGATAGGGATTCAATTACGTTACTAGCAGTGAATTCCAATTACTCTTTATCTTTCTTTGGTGGAACTGCAGTTGCAATCTGCATTGGTGCTTGTTCAATACGAATTGTTTGTGCAGGTGCAGTCTGTGATGCTGCTGCTATAAGTTTCTCCATATCACCTTTACTTACACCACCACTTGCACCACCTTGTGCACCTCTCTTAGACGTAGTGACCCCAAAAGTGGCCAAAACTCCTGTAAAAACTGAAGCTATAAATGTCGGATCCAGATCTTGCTTTGGAATTTTGAGTGCAGATGGTAATTCAACATACGCTAAAGTCAAAATAGCTCCAGACCAGATCAAGATTCCTAGTCTTACAAAAGTAGAGAGGAGAATCATCTGCTCCTCTTTATCTTCCGCATGATCTTTTAATTTACCTAAGAAACCTTTCTCTTTAGGTTTTTCTTTTTTAATTTCCTTCTGTTCTTCTGCCATAAAAAAATACCGCATTAGCGGTATTATTTAGTATATTAATACTTTTCTAGAAAGGCGAAGGTATTGATGGCGATGATGGTGTAGGTGATGAGGGAATTGGTAATGATAATCCTGCTCCCCCTACTGCTCCACCAATTCCACCGGGTAAAACAGAATCTAATACTTTACTCTTGACGTTTTCGATAATCGCATCCTTGCGTATGAATACGTAGCCACCAAGACCAACAACGGTGAGAGATACAACACCACTAACAATAGCGATTCCATTTACAATTTTCTGTAACATGATTTTAATGTATGTGTATTATTTATTCTTCTATCATAGCACTCATCATCACAACGAACAACGTTGTTAATAATGCTGTTCCTGAAAATATCATCAAGAACATTTGTAATATTGATATGTAATTTACTGTGTTCATTGTAAAAGATCCAGTGCGTATGCTGTTTTTGAAATACCGTATAATGATGTGAATATTATTGACCACACAAAAATTTTAGGAATATATTTTATCGAAGGTGGTGACTTATATGCTTGCATAACGTCAGCGTACGATAGTGAGTTATTCATATTAAACCTGCCATACCCGCTGCTGTTCCCACAACAACGAAAAAACCAAACTCAATAAGTGAGTAGTATGGTGAGTAAGCTATTTTAATCATGCGAATGCGATGTTGCCTACACCTGATACGATGTAAAGTGCTATTACTGATGTGAATAAAATGTGATACATGTTAAGCTCCTGATGGTGAATAAACTGGGACTGCTTTACCCCCTCCGAAATCGTCGTCATCGTCATCGTTGAGGGATTTTAAAAATAGTTCTATCGCTACTAGGATTCCTATGGGATAAAAACA